CCCCATCCGCCGTCGCCAGCGAGGTCCCGTTCAGGGACACGACGATGTGCGTCGCAGACCAGGCTCGGTCGTAGGTGCCGATCAGGTAGTTGGTCGCGCTGTCGGTGTCTTCGCAGCCGTTGGCGACGCTCCAGTACACCGGCAGGCCCGACGTCGCCCAGGTGTCGCCGCTCTTGAACGGCAGCGCGACGAGGCCGGCCAGCACGCAGGTCACGGACATGCCCGCGGCTGCCGAGGCCATCGGGATCAGGAATTCGCTGCCGAGAATGAACGGGACGTCAACCGTTACACCACCCGAGGGGGCGATGCGGGTCACGACAACATGATCGAACCCGGGCAGGGTTGCGCGTCCCATTGGAAGCCTCCGAGGTTATCATCCGAGGGCCGGGGCGATCAGGCGTTGACCTGGCCCCGGCCCCCGGGCAGGTTCCGCATCAGGCGCCGGTGCCGGAGTCGCAGGCGAAGTCCTGGTGGCGGATGACGCCGATCCCGAAGATGTCCCGGCAGTGCCAGATCAGGCTGTCGGACTTCCACTCGGGGTACTGCGTGACCGTCGGGCCGCCTTCGTACCAGCCGTACTCCAGCGCCAGCTGGTTCGCCGTGCACAGGAAGTACTTGGTGGTCAGGCCGGGCACCGCGCGGCGGTTCGCCGGCAGCAGCGGGACCGTCGGGCAGTCGGTCGGGTCGGACGCGAACAGCTTGTCGCTGTACAGCTGCTCGACCACCGTGCGGCTCGCCACCGGCAGCAGGAGCACCTTGCCGCCCGATCCGATGACGTGGCCGTTGCCGTCCGTCGCGTTGCGCAGCAGCGCGTCCAGCGCGGCGATGCGGTCCAGGTCCGGGGCACCACCCGAGCCGACGTAGTTCGTGTGCTCCGTCGAGCAGACCGCGTGGCCGTCGGACATGTTCGCCTGGATCGCCGCCAGCGCCTTCGTGGCCTCGGTCACGCGGGCGGTCTTGCCGAACTCGGCCGCGGCACGCTGGAACGCCGACAGATCGTCGCGTTCCACCATCTCGAACGTGATCCGGAGTTCGCCGCCGGTCTTCGGCAGCGGGTCGATCGTCTCGTGGGCGTCGTACTGGGTCACGCCCTGGTAGTTCGCGCCCTCGTTGACCGACGGCAGGACGCCCATGCCGGTCATCTTCACGACGTACCGCGGGTACAGGGTCGTGAAGTCCTCGCGGCGGCCGATATCCTTCCACCACGAATACTCGTCGGCGATCTGGTACATCGCGTTCAGCGACTTGTACCCGACGTTGGCGAACACGGACGAGAAGTCGCCGGTCGTGTGGCCGGCGACGGCGCGGCACGCCTGCACGAAGGCGTCGATGGGGGACAGGCCGTCCGCCCGGAAGCCCTTGACGCGCAGGTTTTCGCGCGCCAGGTCGGCGATCGACTTGCCGCGCAGGTGCTGGGCGAAGTCCGGGAGCGCCGTCTGCACGGCGCGGGACTCGACGGCCGCGGCGATGGCCCGGAACTGGGTGTCCCCGGCGTCGCGGACGATCGTGATCTGCTGCGACCGGTTGGGGTCCTTGCCGTCCTTGGCGGCGCGGATGTCCCACATGCGGGTCGCGGCCTGGTCGACCGACACCTTGTCGTCGTCCAGCATCGAGCGCACGTCGGACTCGTCGAGCCCGGCCTTGGACATCAGCGCGCGGATGCCGGTCTTCCGACCCTCTTCCGCTTCCGCCCGGGCCTTCTCCTGCGCCACTCCCTCCGCACGAAGGGCAGCCTTTTCCTCGTCGATCATGTCGTGATCCTCCGTGTGGTTGTCTGCGGACCCGCCGGGGGTGCCCCGGTTGTCGACGGTGTCGGAAGCAGAGCGGATCCCGCCGGTCGTGTCGGCCGGCACCGGGACCACGGAACCCTCGACGGGCTCCCAGTCCACGGCCGTGCGCGTTTCCGCGCCGCTGATTTCGTCCTTGGTGATTTCCCAGCGGTAGACCTTGTAGCCCACGCTGGTGTCGCACAGGATCCCGTCAACGATGTCGCCGACCGTGTCCTCGTGCCGCTTGGCCCGGGACAGCCGAACGTCGCCGACCAGTTCCCCGCCCTCGACGCGGACGTTGCCCTTGACGAAGCGGCCGACCACGGCCTCGGTGCTGTACGCGCGGTGGTCGGTCAGGAACGGGGCGCCGCCGTTCATCCGCTGGAGGCGGACGTGGGCGGGGTCCATGCTGAGGACTTCGGTGTAGTTGCGGTCGGTGTTCCAGTCGTATCGCAGGACCGGGGCGCCGGTGCCCAGCGACACGGGGACGGTGCGGGTTTCGGGGTTGTAGGAGGCGCCGCCGCGAATCGTCGCGCCGCGGGTGAGCAGGGGTTGACCGTCGCGGGTCAGTTGCTCGGGGGCGTCGGCGCGATGGGCCATCGAAGGCACCTCCTGCCCACACATTCCGCTCAGGTGGGGGTGGGGCGCCTATCAGGGGGGACTTTTAGGGCTTCTGCGGGGCGTTCGGATCGGGTTCGTTGACGATGGCCTGGGCCTGTCCGGAGGCCGTGACTTGCTTCAAATCCCACAGCGGAACCGCACCGTGCTTTTTCAGCAGAGCCATGTCCTTGGCGTACTGCTCCAGCACCTTGTCGGGGTCGCGGCCGGAGGATTCGATGATTTCAGTCAGGTTCGTCTCGCACATCTGGAGGCGCAGCAGGTTCGCCTTCGCCTCCTGCAGTGCGTCCGCGGAATTCGTCTTTGGCTTGGACCATTCCTCGTCGTACAGCCGGAGGTCGTTCGGGAAGATGCCGTTGACGATCCCGGCGTCAATCCATGCCCGCCACAAGGGCCGCTTGTACCCGGGCAGGTACGATTGCTCGCGCAGGCAAGCTACCGCGACGCCCTGTTCCAGCAGGCCGAGTTTCGCCTGGGCGAACGACGAATCCGACATGTCGCCGGTCAGGGTGTAGTACGACAGGCCGACGCCGGCAGCGACCTCCTTGAGGATGGCGCGGACGTAGTCGGACACGTTCGACGGCGCCTGCGGTTGCTGGACAGCAATCGTCTCGTCGGGGTTGCCCTGGTACACCATCCCAGGGCCCATCTCGTGGATGGGGCGCCCCTCGTCGTCGATTTCGGGATTGCCGGCGGCGTCGCGGGCCTGGGACGGCGGAAGGGGAGCGCCGTCTGCCATACCACCCGAGTCGGCCTCCTTGCGGTTCACGATGATGGCGATGTCGTTCGCGACCGCCGCGCCGACCTGAATAGCCTCGTGGAACTGGTCGTGCAGATAGATCGACTTCAGCACCGGCGCGGTGAGCGAGATCCCACGCATCTGGCCGGGATGTTCTTGCCGGAACAGGTGAATGATTTTCGACGCCTCGATGCGCTGCGTATCCCAGACTCCAGCGCCAAACGGGAACAGCGACCCGGGCGGCTCGGGCAGCACGTGGAAGGCCACCTTCTCGCCCAGGGCGTCGACTTCCACGCCAGCGATGATGCGGTTCAGGCCGTTGCCCACCATCTCGATTTTCTGGACGGGGAGTTGCGTGGCGTCCATCGGCTCGATCATGATCGGCGGCAGGCCGGGCATGTCTTCCTTGCGCCGGGCACGGAAGCGGGCCAGGAATTCGCCGTCGATCAGCCAGGTCCGCGCGGCCATCTGGTCGAGCGATGCCATGGTCCCGCTCGAACCGGGCACCGGGTGGCGGCTCCATTTCTCCCAGCACTCGTACACCAGCGCGTCGAGGCGGACCATCTTGCCGGTGAGTGGGTGCCTGGTCATCGTGTCGCCCGTGTTCACGGTCGGCCGCAGGCCGGTCGATACGATCGCGTTCGCCAAGGCCTCCACGACCCGACGGTGCCAGGCTGACGAGTGATACAGGTCGCGGGACCGCTCGCGGGTCAGGGCCAGCGAGTTGCGGTTGACCATCTCGGAATTCGGGTCGCGCGATCCCGGCTGCCAGTTGGCGGTCACACCCATTCCAGCCGAGGCGTAGGCTCGAAGCCGGCGGTTGACGCGGGGTGCGGGCGCAGGCTTTGCGTCGGGGCCGGTCAAGGCGGACCAGGCGCGCTTGAATCGTCCTGCCATCAATCCCTCGTCTTGAACCGGATAAACCCGTGGGTGATGCGTTGGCTGGCGGGCTGCAGCGCCCGGCGGATACGCTGGATGACTTCCCACTGCTGGCTGAGGTCCCCGAGCGTGACGCTCTTGTCGCCGTGCCGGACGGACACCTCCATTGCGGCATAGGTGGCCTCGGCATCCGCAAGTTGCTGTAGGGTGAATGCCACGCGCGCCCTCCTGGGGCCCGACTAGTACCGGCCCCCTCGACGGCGCTGAAGCCAGTCGGTTGACCGCGAGGTCCCCCTGCGCCCACGGTCTACCCTCCCGGGGGTGGGGCGCCTATCAGGGGGGACTTGCAAAGGTGGGGCAGAGTTCGGCTGCGCTTGCGCAGGCGGGGCATCCGGAGCGGGCGCCCTGAACCGTTCGGGGTACGCCAACTTGATCGAGTGCGCGGCAGCCAGGGCGTACACCAGGGCGTCCCACCAATGATTTGCGTGCTTCTTCGGGTTGTCCCAAACCCACCGCCCCTTTTCCCGGACCCGTTGCTCCGAGGTCAACTGCTCCAGGAAGTCCGGGTACCGGTCGATGATGCTCTGAGCGATGTGGATGCGCCCCGGACCGAACCCGGAGGCCATCAGGTACGAATACAGGTCGTTCTTCGCCTCGGTCGTATGGACGATGAAGAACCGGCCCTTGGCGTGCTCGCTGCGCTTGTTGCCCCGGATCTTAGCCTCCCAGATCGCGCCGTCCGCGGCCTTGTCCCGGACGCCCTTGATGGCGTAGACGCCCATGCCGAACCGCGGGTCGCAGTATTCCAGGATGCGGGTCATCTTCTGGCCGTCGCCGGAGTCCACGCACCATCGGCGAGGGACGGAAACGCCGCCATCCTGGCGCCGGTACCGGCGGGTGATGACCAGGTCGTGCTCGGTCCATGACGCGTCGTCGTCGGGGCTGCGGTCGATGCGATTCGCGCCACAGACCCAGATTTCCCAACCGGGCCCAACACCGATCGTGACCGCGTACATGGACTCGTGCTGGACGTCGGTGCCGCCAGCCATAGCCTCGATCGCCCCAGGGATCGAATCGTCGGGGACGAACGTGGGATCGACGCGGTCTGCCAGCACGTGTCGGTCCAGGGACTGCCCGGGCGCGGCAAACACGCGGGCCTTGCGGATGTTCACGTTGACGCGCAGGTCGCTGATGTCACCCGTCGCCTTGTATTTCGCGTTCGCAGCCTCCGACTCTTTCGCCAGCGTCGCCCACGACAGCATCCCGGGCGCTGCGTACAAGGCGTTCAGGTTGAACGAACGAATCAGGCCATCCTGGGCCAGATCGGGCCGCGTCGGAACCCAGATCCCCTCGGGCAGGATGATGTTCTTCTTGTCCTCCTGGAACTCGTGGCCGCAGGGCTTGCACTGGTAGCGGGCCGACGACGGATCACCCTTGTCCCAGATGAAGCGCCGCAGTTCGCGGTTGTCAGGGTCCTCGAATTCCAACGGCTGGCGTTCGCCGCAGCGCGGGCACGGCACGTTGAACAAGCGTTGGTCCCCACGGCCGTGCCACTCGTGGATTTCGCTGTTGCCTTCCTCGGTCGGGGTCGACGTCAGGAACAACTTGCGGGCTGGGCCGAAGGTCGTTTGCCGGCCGATGATCAACTGGACGATGTTGCCCTCGTACCCGACGTTGTTCTTCGCGCCGTCCAGTTCGTCCAGCCAGCAGTATTTCGCCGCCATGCGTCGCGCCGCATTGGCCGAGTGCATGCCTATGATGCGGAGCCGGCCGCCGGGGAAGAACTTGCCCAGCATCGTCTCGCCCTTCGCGCGGCTCTTGCTGTCCCGGATGCGGTCGCGCAGGACCGGCGACAGGGCGATCATGCTGTCGAGGTCGTCCTTGGCCCAGTCCCTGGCGTTGTCCAACGTGTCCAGTGCGACCAGCATGCGCGATGGGTACCAACCGCCCGCAACGGACAGAATCCAGTTCGTGCCGATCGTGGACTTCGCGCCGGCTTGGGCGGCGGCCTCGTAGACGATGATCTGCGCCGGGTCGTCCGGATGGAGCCGGTCCTGTATCTCCTGCGTCCAGGGCGTCACGGACTGGCGGTAGGGCCCGGGAGCGGCGGTGTCGGAAGGCATCCAACGGTGCTGTTCGGCAATCTGCCAGATGGGCAGGCGCTCCATCGGAGCCCAGGCGGCGCGCAGCTCGGAGGCGAACGCAGCGATCGACTCGTCAAAGTTCAGGGTCGATTGCGGAGGCGGTATCGGCGCCTGCAGCATTGGCCAGTCCTCGCAAGATGGTTTCGATTTCGGCAGCCAGGATGATGCGCATCGCTGGGGCGGTCAGGCCGACCAGGCGGTCGGGCAGGCGGATCGGCATGACTTCCAACGCGGCCCGGGCCATGGTGATGGAGTCGAGGAACAACTGCCTGGCGTCGGCACGGGGGATCAGTTCGCCAGCGTCCTTGCGCGTCTGCAGTTCCTCGCGCATCGCCTGCCAGTGCTCGCGGCGTTGGTGGGGCGTCATCGGCTTGCTGTTGGGGTCCTGTCCATTCGATGGTTCGCCCGGCGCGCGCGCATCCACGCCCCCGCTGGCGCTCGCTGGCGCCTTCGTGCGGTCCTGATCCGATTCGCGCTTGATGACGTTGGCCTCCCACTGCCGGTCGCACTCGTCGAAGTCCAGCACCCGCGATCCGTCGAACAGGTCCGCGGACAGGTGACCAGCCACGCGGTTCAGGTTGACGGCCCGCTCAGTGCAGCCTTGGTCGCCGTTCTTGCGGCGGCGGGCAGCGTATTCGCGCTTGGTTCCAGTCATCGCGCACCTCGGGAAGGTAGTTCCCAGCGCCTATCTAGCGAAAGAACGCGGTCCGCTTTACC